ACCATGATAATTATATCTTGGATTTTCTGCTATACTTTTAATTACTTCACATGCTTCTAACTGTTCCTGTGTATAATGTTCACGCGGCGTCATATATTTATATGCTGTAAATTTAGACATCTCTTGCATTAAGCATTCTCCTATTTAATACTGCCAATCATTATTAATATACAAACATAGAAAAATGCAAACACAAAAACTGGTGCCGCATTTGAAATCTTTTTTGTAGTTTTTGGCTCTTGCTTAACATAATGCGAACCCATATAATCTCTATCCCAAGCATCTCTTCTTGTATCTTGTTTACGTTGATCTGCATGAATAATTCTTGGATCAACTTTATGTGTAAATTGTTCTTCTGCCATTAGTCTTCACCTACTAACCCTGCTTCAACTGCTTTAATATGTTTACATTTTCTATATGCAGGACAGGTACATTCCCAACCTCTATCCCACATAGTAACCTCATAATGGTCACCTTTACTACCAATAATAGGCCATCTAACTCCTACTAAATGATGGTCTCTTGTGTTTATTACCTCAGATTCAAATGCCATTGTTATTTCTCTTTTATTAACTATACATACATAATAGCATAATTATATATACTGTCAACCTAGTCTTGTCTTGTTCCTTTACCATAATCTATAACTACTGGAAATCTAGGAACCCCGTCATTACTTAATTCAAAGTATCTACAAGTTGCCCAATTTACATTGTCTTTTGTTTTAAGTAATTCTGCAAGTTTGTCTTGAGAGCCTCTAACTCCTGAACTAAACTGTGTGCCGTCTGCAAGTTCAAGTATAAATCTTTTTGCATATCCTGCCCAATTGCCATTACCTTCTTGTATTTCTACAACTTTGTATTCTTCTGTAATGAACTCTTTTCTTTTTAATAAATTTTTAGTTCTCTTAAACTGGTAAGCAGTATCTTGTCTAATCATTTGACCTTCATAGCCAGCAGTAGTATATTCTCCATATAACCTATCTATATCAGCTGATGTATCTGCAGTATCATATTGTACTAAAACTAATCCATCTCCTGCAACATTTGCCTGGATCCATTCTGCTCTTTGTGTAAAAGTCATTTCAGGATTAGCACTATCAAACATATCATATATATGATACTGTACTAATTCTTTGCTTTCTTTAAGTTCGTCTGCACCAATGTTTACAGTTTTCCTAACTAAACTTGTAATCTTTTGGAAGTTATCTTTAAGATCATGATTGTATAATTCCCCATCTAGTGTTACTGTAGGATATGTTTTAATAAAATCTGCAAGGGCTTCAGCAATATGCGGAACTGCAACAATAGGTTTATTACTTCTACTGTAAAGACCTCTACTGTTTACTACCATCCTAATACCATCTAATTTAGGTTGTGTATATCCACTTTCAACAGGAGTCTTTGTAAAATCATGTGCTAACATAGGTTTAAATGCAGTATAACTATCTATAGCATTTACATCCTCAAAATATTCTTTTTCAATTCTTTTATCAAATTCTGCATTGGCTTCAAACTTAGCCTGAGTAATATTTGTAGTAGCATTTGCTCTACCAACATTTTTGGCTTCTGTAATAAACCATTCACTAGTTACTTTTTTACCATCTTGTGTACCAGATATTGTTCTTGTACCTGCAAGTGTCTCATCAAGATTCCAACCATATTGCATAGTCCACTCACGTACTTTGCCAGTTGTATCTCTTTTATATAATTTAGGTAAATTGTAAATTGTTTGCATAATTGGTCCTCTTCTCTTTTCTAACTATACTCTTATAATAACATAGTTTTAGGAAGTGTCAACCGTTTTGCTTATCTTTTTTGCATTTTATATATATTATTTTGCTCATTAAAATAATGATTTCTGTTTGCTATTAGTCTATTTTCTAACTTGTGATAGTCTTTTATGCCATTTGTGAGTACATCTTTGTTTGAATCAATCATATAATTTAGTCTTATATCATCATTTAAATTATCATAACTATGATCAAATATATCATCAAACATATCAAATCCATAATCTCTCATACTTGCTACATGATATTTATTACTTACATATAGTGCAGGATGTAATGTTACAAAACATTGTGTTGTTTTTTCTGTTATAAATGTATAAGGTAAATTATATCTTGTTTCTGTTACTACACTGAATTGACATTTTTCAAATATAGGTTTGAGCCCAAGTAAATTAGCTGTGTTCTTTAGTATGTTTTTATTATAAAGTTCGTAATCTCTATATTCAGCCATAGATAAATCAGTAAAATCTGGCAAATGCCAGTTCCTTGCTTTATAACTTATAAGTCTGCTAGGAAAATTTTGTAATAAATTTACAGTACGATCTCTGTGCGATCTTATGTTAAAATTTAAACACAAAAATACAAATTGTTTTTTATCGCTGAAATTAAAATTTATATTATGTCGTTTTAAATCTTGCATGTGTAGACATGAGAAATCAGGATAATAATAAAAATTTAAAGTCTTATAAGTATTTTCTAATCCCTGAACATCAGTATAAATTATTACATCTTTTATTGATTCGCCATAATGTTTAATATAATTTTCAATCTCTAACACTTTGCCATTTACAAATGTTAATTCATCTTGAATATAAATTTTTACAGGTGGTACAGGATAATTAAGTCTCCAGCCAGTATTTGGATTATGTGTAGACTTTAAATTATCACCTTGTCCCTCTACCTGTATAAGCCCAGGCTTCAAACCTAATACGTGAGGATGTGGGATCATTTAATAAAGACCTTAAAACTACCCGGATTATGAGGTGTAGAATTACATTTTTTAGTATGAGGATGGTTGGATACCCAATGATGGAATTCACGCATAATTTCTCCTTGTCCTGTCACCACTATAACATATTTGTATTTTTGATAGTAAGCATCTTGCATTCTAGCATTAAAAATGTTCCATGCATTATGAATTGGAAGTCCATGTAAATCTAGTTTCATACGTTTATTTAATACGATAAATAGTACTGAAGGAAAAAATATGCCAAGAATATCATTATGGAAAGATGGTGCTCACACCAATGATTATAGGTTCTTTGACAGAAGAATTAAAGAAATGTTTACGACCGGTGGTACTGGTATTAATGTTCATAAGTATTTAGGTATACAAAATCAAGGACAAAGCAATGATCCTAGTCAGCCTAATTATATAGAACCAGATCCACTAGGAATACAGGATTTTTTATTTTTAGAAAACAGAGATAGAAAATACGAACAAGACATATACACCCTTAGAGGTATATATAGTGTTACTGATACAGACTTTGATTTATCGCAATTTGGATTATTTTTAGCAAATGATACACTGTTTATTACACTACATGAAAACGATATGCTTAATAATCTAGGGCGTAAATTAATGCCAGGAGATGTTATTGAATTACCACACTTAACAGATTTCAGTGCATTAGATGAAAGTGTAGAATTAAGTTTAAAACGTTATTATGTAGTGCAAGAAGGAAGCAGACCAAGTGAAGGATTCAGTCCTACATGGTGGAGCCATTTATGGCGTATCAAATGTGGGCCTTTAGTAGATGCACAAGAATATAAAGACATACTAGACTTAGTACAACAAGATAAAGATGGTAACGATACTACTAATACATTACGTGATCTTTTATCTACCTATAATAAAGAATTAGAAATTTCTAATAAAGTTGTACAAGCCGCAGAAGTTGAGGTACCAGAAAGTGGTTACAAAACTGATCAGTTTTACGTTGTCCCTACAGGTCCAGATGGTACTCCGTTAGAATCAAAAGGCATAAATGCAGACGATACAAATTATAATGCAGATAACACTAATGCAAGTGCAGATACAAGACGTATCACTCCTCAGAATGCTAATTCTTATAGCGGATACTTAGTAGGTGATGGTCTTCCTCCGAATGGTGAAAATGTAACAATGGGAACAAGTTTTCCAAGTGATTCCCAAGAAGGCGATTTTGTTTTAAGATTAGATTTTTTACCTAACAGACTTTTTAGATATAGTGGTTCGCGTTGGATTAAAGTTGAAGATGATGTTCGCAGTAAACTTACACCGGGAACAGGAAATACACAAAGAGATGGATTTATCAACAATACTGCAACATTTACGGCAGATGACAATACTACTGCTACTAGCAGGCAGTCACTTAGTGATGCACTAAAACCTAGAGAAGATTAATGAGTTGTTGCACAAGAAAAAGAACTAAAAAAGATATGTTATTTTTACCTATGGCACTTTTATTCGCTATACTAGTATTTTGTCTGCTATTGAGTATTGAAATGGGTATAGCATACGCACTAGGATTTATATAATGCCTCAACAATTTTTCTATGATGAACAAATAAGACGCTTTTTATTGCAATTTATTCGTGCTTTCAGTAACTTTCAAGTGGAGTTCGGAAAAGATAGAAATGGTTTAACAACTTTACAAACTGTACCTGTAAAATACGGGGACGCAACAAGAATGGTTAGTGCAATATTAAGGGAGAATAGTGAAAATAAAATTATACCGACTCCTATGATTTCGTGTTATATTACTGGTTTAGAATATAATCCAGAACGTAGACAAGATCCTACTTTTGTAGAAAAAAAGCATATACGTATGAGAAAATTTGATCCAAACACAAATGAATATAACACACAACAAGGAAATGCTTTTACTATTGAACGAATGATGCCTGTTCCTTATACATTACAGATGAGTGTAGATATTTGGACAAGTAATACAAATCAAAAATTACAATTATTAGAACAATTACTAGTTCTTTTTAATCCTGCTTTAGAAATACAAAGTACAGATAATTATTTAGATTGGACAAGTTTAAGTTATATAGAACTTGCTGGTACACAATTTACTAGTAGGGCAATACCACAAGGCGTAGATGAAACTATAGATATTGCAACATTACAATTTATTGTTCCTATATTTTTAAGTGCACCTGCTAAAGTAAAAAAACTAGGAGTGATTAATAAAATTGTAGCAAGTATATATGACGATCAAGGTGGGATTGCAGATGGTGTAATTGATGGGCAAATTCTTTTAGGAACAAGACAGAAGTTTACGCCAATGAATTTTGGTATAATTTTACTAGGAAATACTGTTCAAATATTAGATAGAAATGAAACATCTACAAATAAAGTAGATTACAGTCCTTTAAATGATCCACCTACAAAAATTGGTGATGATGATGTAAGTTGGGCAGCTTTAATTAATCAATACGGCGAATTACAAAGTGGAATAAGTCAAATACGTTTAGAAACAGGCGGCAGTGCTGAAATAATAGGTACAGTTGCATTTCATCCAAACGATCCTTACAAACTGCTTTTTACTGTACAAAGCGATACTATCCCAACTAATAGTTTACCAGCAATTACTAAAATAATTAATCCTTTAAAAAGTGCTCCTGATGCTGGACTAGCTAGTAATGCCACTGGTCAAAGATACTTAATTTTAAATGCAATTGGCGACGCTAGTAATACAGATGGACCAGATGCTTGGGGTGATTTAGTTGCAGGTGCTAATGATATTATTGAATACAATGGAGTTAATTGGCAGGTTGCGTTTGATAGTAGTGAAGAAAAAGGAATACAATATATTACAAATAGTCATACAAGTCTACAATACAAATGGACTGGCAGTGATTGGATTAAATCTTACGAAGGTGAATATAAGGCAGGCGATTGGTCTATAGTATTATAATTAGTATTTTTCTTATTTTTATACCTGTAGATATAGACGCAGGTGGCAAAATGTATCAACGGAAAAATGATAAAAAGACATATGGCACACAACGTCCATTAACAAGACAACAAAAAATTCAACAAGGTTTAATTACACAACCTAAAATGGTCACATGTAGACTTAAGAAACGTGTTAAAGCAAAAAACGGTGATGAAGTTTGTATATATCAAGGACAGAATAGAACTTATGAAATGGCAATAGAGAGAAACTGTCCTAGACAATATAAATGTAAATATAATCCATATGGAGAAGAACCTAATATCTATAGTGTGATAGAAGGCATCAATGACGCAATTAAGTAAACAGATAAATCAAAGTGTTGGTGCACTTTTTTTAAGTAAAAAAACAAGTAGATACCTTTTTGTACTACGTAGTGGTGCAAAGTATGATAGCACTTGGGCATTCGTTGGTGGAAAAGTAGAAAAAGGTGAAACAGAATATACCGCATTACAACGTGAAATAGTAGAAGAAATTGGATTTATGCCCCTAGTGTTAAAGACTATTCCTGTTGAAAAATTTACAAACAGCAAAAATAATTTTACATATACTACATATGTCTGTTTAATCGAAGAAGAGTTTGTACCAAAATTAAATGAAGAACACAAAGGATTTGCTTGGAGCAAACTTGAAAGTTGGCCAAAACCGTTACACCCTGGAGTTTTTACTACTTTACAAGTAAACGAAATAAGTGCAAAAATTAAAACAATAGAAGACTTGATGTGTAAAGATATTTAACCGTAGTGTATCGCACCTAGAGATGCTAAGTTATAATATTGTGGCACAGTGATTTCTTTAAGGTTTGGTATCCAGTTATATGCTTCAGGCATTAGTCCTTGATATTCACAAACATAAAAGAATTCTACATCATCATACAAAAGAAATATTCTAGCACAGTCTTGTACAAATTTTCCATTTGCACCTTCAACGTTAACTTTTCTGTATGCTTCGTGTTTATCATAAAATATATTGTCTTCTGGAGAACTATACGTAGTCATTCCAATTAAAAATATTTTTTTATGACCATCTGCACATGCTAATTTTAGTGCTAATGTACCAGTATTTTGATTTACATAATGAGGATAAAGATGAAAATTACCTCCGTGTTGTAGTATATTTTTTACATTACTAAAAACTATGTTTTCTTTTCCATAACCGTTTTCTGCTATCTCATTACATATAAGTTTATTTGTACATATTAAAAAGTCAGGTGAAAATTCTTTATATAATAAATTACATCCATAAGTTTGACCTACGCTTCTTACGCCAAGTTCGCCACCGGTTTGTCCTTTTAACAAATTTAAATTAAAATTTTCCCTACTTTTACTATTGCCTATTATATGAGCTACTCCATGATGATCTTCATTAAATATTTTTTTCTCAACCCATATCATACTATCAGGATCATTTCTATTTTTCCAACTCACGTTTTGTGAAATAGTTTCTCCTACGTAATCTTTTGTGTAAAATTTTGCTTTTGACATTAAATTTTGCCTACAACTACTTCTATTACTCCTGTAGCCGCTCCGTACTTGTCTTCTAACGACTTTCCTATAACACTACCTGTCATGGGATTGCTTTCATCCTTCCAAGCTTCTGCATGTCCTGGTGTATCACTAGCAACCATTAAATCACCTTTTCTTATTTCACCTACTACTTTACAAGGAATACGACCAATTAGTCCTACATTTATACCTGATGATTCACTATTCATTAAATATGCAGGATCTGTACTTACAATACCTGCTATTCTTTTATCATATTTTGCAGTGCATTCTGTAACTTCTTTTTCACCACCAAAAATTAATACTGTACCTTCTTCATAGTCTGTATCACTAATATATTTTTCTGCTAAGTCAGCATATCTAGCGGATGTTGTTGTTGCACTTATGACGTTTGCACTAAAATTACCGCTACTATCACGGAAAACTATTGTACTTCCTGTATTTGCATTGGTAGCATTTGATGTTACTGTAAATGTACCACTAGATGCAGAGCCACTTATCCCTGATCCTGAAGTAGCACCAGCTGTTAATTTACCATCTAATTCAGATTGTAAATTATCAATATTAGTAATAGTGTGATTGTGACTATCGTCGGCCACTGTCAATGTTAGTGTAGCATTACCAAGGTTAGTAAATGTAGCACTACCAGAAGCATCACCATTTATAGTTAGTGTTGGATCTGCAGTAGCAGTTGTAGTAATACTCACATCACCTAAATTAGTTAAAGTACCTGCACCAGTAACCGCACCTGTAAGTGTAATAGTTGGATCACTTGTTGCAGTTGTGGCAATACTTATACCTGCACTACCATCAAAATTTGCAGTTCCTGTTACTGCACCAGTAAGTGCAATAGCTCTAGCAGTTGTTAATGTTGCAGCCGAACCTGTTGTGTTTTGATTCAAGGTAGCTACTCTTGCTGCTGCTACTGTACCAGATGAAATATTACTTCCATTTAATGCTGATAAAGATGCCCCACTGCCAGAAAAAGC